TGGACAACTTAGCTCGATACAGCGCGTCACTGAACTGAGAAACCAATTGAGCCATGCTTTGGTCTCGACTACTCGTCGATACCCCGGCAAGGTCATCAAGAGATTCTTCAGTTCGATCAGGCTGCTGCCATGTAAGAGGTAGTATCCCGTATTGCACGGCTCGATGTACAGAAGTACTCGATCCGTCTCGTATGAGCCGAGAGGCCCACCTGTCAGAATCTCTTCCGGCAGGTAAACCCAAAGCTCTCCGAAGTCTAACGCTCTCTTTCCGGGAGCGTAGATCATTGAGGATACCCCACTTATTGAGGCAGGCAAGGTCGTCTCCATCGATTTCATCCTTTGTTTTTACAGGGGTGAAGATGACTCTCTTCTGCTTCCAACACTGCAGATTCCGGTTATACCGAAGATCCGTGGTGAAGAGAAGCGAAAGAAAGTATAGACCCGCTCCAGGAAATCTGGAACGGGGTATGTGACGCCTTGCTACCTGAGACACCATGTCTCTGATAGCTTGGGCCACAATCCACTGACCTTTCAAATAAAAAAGGTCAGAGGTCGCAGCCCAGGACATCAAAGTACTAGGTGTCCAGTCTCGTGCGTTGTCATAGGGTAGCTCTCTAGCGTATACGGGCTTTACGTCCGTACCGTTATAGAAATCCGCCCCGCAACTCTCTCGGAAGTGTGAACTTACGAAAGACTTATGACGATTTACCCGGAGAGCATAGCTCTCTAGGTAACGCACGATTGTGTCCGTGTATTCTACAGGGAAGATTAGATCATCCCCGTAGATAGCGATTCGTTTACTATATTCACGAATCGACTGTGAACTCGGACACTTACCATCCAGTTGGTGCATGGCACTTTGGATTAGTGTATAGAATACACAAGCCTCGACGGGAAAGCATAAAGCTGATCCCATCGAAGCATATTTCCAGAGCACCAGGTTCTTTCCAGATGGAAGTGTAGCATGTAACGATCTAGCATCCTGAAGGTATTCCAGGATTCCACTAGACCGAAAAACGCGATTGACCAGCTCAAAATGAACACGGTCGCTAGCGTCTTTAAGATCAAGCGTCGCAAGGCGCTTGTCTTTACTGCTACGGTAGGCGAGTCTCTGATTGAAGGATTGGTCCGCAAAGCGGATACTCCTCTTAGTCAGTGGATGACTCTCGAGCACGCTATACATGTGGTCCTTTAGGGACTGTTGCATGTACTGCATGTGTGAGGGTTCTATCGCTATGACCCGTGGCGCGGTTTGGGTTTTGGGGACGAATACGACCCTTACGGGTTCTTCGTCCTTAAGGTCGAGGTAATCGACTCCACCCTCTCCGACGGCTGCCCCGGCGTACTCAGCTGCTGCCCCGTAATTGGGGTAACAGTGAAGGTCACTGGGGTAGCTGTGCTCCGAACGCTGGTTCCACCGGCGAACTCGAAATCTTGCGTTAGCAAGATCACGACTCGCAGTGCTACCAGGCCCGTGATGACAAACAAGGTCCAAGTAATCAAGCTCAGGAAAAACTTGAGCCCATAAGATTCTTGAGATCTCATCTAGGGTTTTATCCCTTCTCATTATCTGAGATGTCTCACGACGGAGTTCACCTTCTACTGTCACGAATTGTGCCTCTGCCTTAGCTTCACGCTTCGGTGTACAGCCAATCTTTAGCTTCTTGAAGAAGCGACAGATTTGCCGGATTCCAGCTATGGTCTCCGGACAAGGTTGCGACAGTAGCCTACCATCCTTATCGAACACACGTTTGAAGAAACCTCCGAGAAATCGGGGGAGACTTCCATGCCTCGAATAATTATTAGGGCATGTGAACGTTCCTGTCTCCAGTCCTCTCTCGAGGGCATCGGACAGAAGGGGTAAAGTTATCGTCAAAAACGATAAACCCTCGTGTTCGCATCGATAAGCAATACGTTGCTTATCGCGTTCTACGGACAAGTCTAAGTCCAATGCTAGTTGATCTAGCACGGCTTGGATGAGTATGGTCGGTCTTTTCACAGTTACCTCATTTCTATGGGGATGACTGGACCGTCTAATGCTGCTCCGTCGATATGACAGTGCTTCGTGTGTTTGCCCCCCTTACGGGGTTAAAACTCACCGCCGAGGATTCGGGAGTAGTTGGCCGAAGTCAACCACGCCTTAAGCCCGTCGATCACGAAGCCGATCTCAGCGTCCGTAAAGACACCAGTCCGGGGTTCGTCTACCACTAGGTACACGGACATTCCGGACTCGGCATTAACTGCCGAGATGGGATCTGCAGCGACTTTCGTCTGCTGCAAACGGACCTCACGACGAAACCGCTTCGCAGTTTGATTCTGCTTAGTCAGCATCGTCGTCTTGCCATCACCAGACGTGTAGGTATTTTCCGTCGCGCCCATACGGGTGCGGGGAAGGTTTACCGCCACGCCATTAATGGTGACAGACTGAGGATCAGCAAGCATTAGAAACTCCTTATTTTGTTACGCTGTTTAACTCACAGCTAGCGAATTCGGGACAAGCCTAATGCCCCTAATATCGACAACTGCATGCCACTCAGAGTTGCCTCTGGAGTGGCCCAACCAAAAGGATCTCCCTTCATCCTACGTTTGCACGTAGAGACGGAGGAAGAGGTAGACTGACAAGTAATCGATTGGAAGTCCATCCCTGCGAAGACCGCTTTTGAGAGAATTTCTTCTCTCAATTGCAGTTCTTCCATGAGATAGAAGTAGTCAGCGGCTAATCGGTCCGCGACTCCTGCTTCTAGGTTTGATATCATCGCACCTAGATTGCTAAACCAATCAACGAGCCAGCTCCAAGGGATCATTTTGTACACGACGGACGGAGACGGATTGAGCCCGTATAGGGCTCGCAACATCTTCGCTCGCCATGCTATGTCCCTCGGACCGTCAGGTAAGTGATACCTAAACTGAGCAGATGCCCAGGTTAGTTTCACGGTCCTG